CACAAGGCTAGCCTGTGCGTAGTACTTGTCAAGCAAAGGCTCAATAGCGTCCTTAGCGCAGTCAGCAGCCTCAATAGTCGCCCCGTTGTTGAGTCCGTAGGTGTTGATGTACGACCAAACGCTCTCAATGTCCGTAACTCCAGCTAGGTATGCAGTAACCTCACCAACAGAAACGCTAACAGCGGTGAACAGACCGTAGATGGTCGTCCCCGCATAAACCTGTAAGTCTGTGATGTCATCTCCGATAACGCTCGTAGCGCTGATGGTAGAATCTTGCGTTGCTACCAGTACTCGGTAGTACTCTCCCTCGACGTAAGCCTGAGAGGTGGAGATGGTGCGCATACCGCTCTGGCCAAAGCCCTGAAGTTGGTAGTTCGCTGGGTTTACAATGTTAGTGTACATACTTAAAAAGAAAACTTAAAAATCAAGAGCAACGCTGTACGCTGCAAATTTAGTTATTGATTCAATAGCATATTTACGAAGTCCGGTGCTGGTTCCTCTAGCTCTCCACGTTCTCCCTTACGCTGTGCGATGAGCTTACTCTGCTCCACAGCTTGCTTGGATACACGTGCGTCTTTTCTGTCCTCACGCTCGGTCTCAAGGCTCTCACGTACGCCAGACTCAATCTCCTGCTGGCGGATATCGTAATCACCCTGCACCTGAGCGAGCTGCGTCTTAAGCTGGTACTCGAGCTGCAACAGCTGTGCTTTTGTCTGAGCCTCCAGCTGAATCTTCTGAGCGTCAAGCTGTGCCTTCATCTGCTCCTCCTGCATCTTAGCTTGGCTGGTAGCCTGTGCTACTTGTGCGTTAGCCTGAGCCTGCATCTGAGAGTTCTGCTGAGCCATAAGCTGCATCTGCTTCATACGCTTCTTACGACGTACGATAAGCAGCTGCTCCGCTTGGTTCACATCCTTAAGGCGGCGGATAGCGATAGCATCCTCCAAGTCAATCTCCTTCTGCAAGAGCGACTGCTGGATGTTAGCCTCCAGATAAGCCTTCTCCACGTCTTCCATCTCCGATACCACACGTACACCGAAGTTGTACATAGGTAGCTCAGCAAATGAGGTGATGACCTCCATATTGCTCTTACCGATAGCTTTCTCGTACGTATTGAATAGGACGCTCTCCTTCGGGATAATCTGCAAGCAGCGTACGATGTCGTCGCACACCTTCTTAAACAGCACGTGAGCTGCGTTGGTGATGTCGTACGTAGCGTTGTTAGAAGCTTCGATGGCCTGCTGGCGCACGCCTACAAGCTGTTCTCCCTTCGGCGTACTTCCATCCACCACTTCGTTGAGACCCGTAGCATCACGAATCATACGCAGGTAGTGGTTGTAGAGGGCAATCAGCTCGTTGATATTACGAATCTGGTTGTTAATCTCACGCACCGGAGGATTCTGGAATCCACCCTCAGGGTTCTTAGAGCGGTAGTAGAAGACACCAGTCTGTTCGTAGATGTCTTGGATATCCAAAGGTTGAAGCTCACCACCGCGGCCGAGCTGTACATTCTCCAGTCCTTCGATGTCAATCATCAATCCGTCAGGCTTAGCCTTAGCGATGGCCTGCTGAATCTTAAGGTGCGTAATCTGAAGCTGGTCAGCGAAGCTCTTAACGCTCGACACCATAGACTTAGGAATCATACGGCGAAGGTTCGTAGCGATAGCGCTGTAGCTCATACGAGCACGGCTGATGTCGTGTACGTTCTTCGGGATATTCTTCTTAACGCCGTAGTCAAACAGGAAGTCTGTTCCGATGATGTACTTACCGCCGTAGACCGTAGTGGTCTGCATACGGTAGGGCTTGCGGTCGTATACGCTTCCGGGGCTGGGCTCGTACTTGTATCCCTTGTAGTAGAATCCTACGTTGCCGAAGCGTGATGCTTTCTCCTCGAAGTACACGTCGTCTACCGACATAAACTCGAAGTCAAGGACCTCCACGATGAACTCATCGTATCCGTACGCAACAGCTTGAAGGTTCTTATCGTAGTACGACTGAGTGAGGCGGTTAGGGTTGTTGTTGAACTTGTACTGAACCATCGTAGCGAGCTTCTGGTACTGCTCCTCGGTAAACTGGTCTCCAGCCATCCGCTTGACGTCCATAATGCTGATGCGGCGCACGTGTCCAGCGTAGATGAGGTCCGACATCGAAGGGTCCTCAGTGTAGCTGTGAATGAAATATGCAGGGTCTACATAATGCTCTGTGATGCCGTAGTTCGGGTCGTTCTCACGCTTGACGACAGCCATACCGATGGATACGAGGTCGTCTACGCAGCGGCGGTAGATTCGCTCACCGAACTCATTCCAGCTAAGGGTAAGCTCCGTAGCGATTTGCGTAGCTATCTCGCTGGCAATCTTGATGTTAGTATCAAGGAAGATTTCAGCTTCCTCGAGCGTATCGGGGAGGGTGTCTACGTTGTATCCGGTTTTGATTCCGGCCTGCTCCAGTTCAGCGAGTAGAGGCTTGAGCTCTACTCCAGCTTGCACCTCTGCCTTCTTGCGCTCCTTCTCCGATACCGACAGAGGGTCAATGGCCTCAATATTAGGGTACGGGTTACGGCTAAGGATTTTATTTACTACAATCTTTACGAACTTAGGAACGATAGGAACTGGTGACCAGTCGATATTCAGCAGGGTGCCGTCGCCGTTGTTCGGGTCTAGGGAGTTAAGAATCTGTTTATAGATAGCAGTGTCCTGTGTTCCGTTAGCGTAGTCGCGGTTCTGCTCAAACTCCTTGAGTCGGCGGCGGAACAGACTACCTTCATCTTCAGGACGACCCCACTGGGTCTCAATGCTTTTCGCATACTGGAGCCCGTAATCCTTTGACTGCTTGACCTCATAAGGGGCTAGCGGGTCGGGAAAGCTATTGATGGGGTTCGGATTCTTCCCGTTGTACATAAAATAATTCCTTTATATGAGCAGTTTATGCTTGCAACTGCAAATATAAATCAATTAGAAACGCGGCTTGTATCGACGGAAGAACACCTTTTCAGTTAAGTCAGATTGCTTCTTTTCCTTTACGATAGTCTGTGCACCGAGTAACGCCAATCCTGAAGAGATGGTCAAGTCAAACTTAGTACGGTCGCTAATCTTGTACGAAATCCAGTCCTGCAACGTTCTGTCGAAGTACATTTTTCCGTACTCGTCAGTGTCTCTATTGTATCCGATATGCTCGTGGATATGAGCCTCAATCGCTTGAGCGTGAGCCTGTATGAATTCCTGAGAGTTTGACGGTACACCCTTGGTCCTTACGTTCCCGCGCTGGTTCGGAGGAGTGAGGTGTGCTGGCCTATCCATAATGTAGTTGTCGTAACCTCTTGATTCAAAGTATCTTACGATACCGTACTTGTTGTTCTCCACCAGAAGCGGGTACCCGTAGTACACCGCGGCCATCAGCACGTCCTCGTAGAAGATGCGAGCGAGCTCAGGACGCTCCGCATACTCGAGTACAAATCTGTTGCTGGGGTAGTTCATATTGAACTTATTGTAGAAATGGAATGCTCCTTTAGAGCCTCTTCCATCTGCTGTCTCGTCGATATCGTAGGAGTCGACACCTCCGACGCCTACCTGTGTGCTTCCCGGAGAGCGCTTACCGCCGACGATGTTCTGCTTGTTGGACTCCTCAAACTTCGGGAGCCACGATACGTAGAACTTACCGTTCTGGTCTGGCGTAAACTGCACCTTAGAGTCCTGCTGACCGTTAGCCCAGATGAAGTTACCACGCACCACAGGATTCGGGAACAGATTGGAGTTGTGCTCTATCTGCTCGTATATCTTGCTGATATTAAAGTGCGACGTCTTGGTAGAATCACGGAAGGCTTCCTCCTCGGTCCACGGGAACTGACGTATCACCTCGTTAAGCTCATAGGGGTCACCCATCAGCGCTTTGCGCTCATTAGATAGGTACGTCTTAGCACCGATGCGGGTGATGTCTCCCTCCATCGTAATCACTGGCTCCTTCGGGTCGTCGACAATAGCGTTACCGTATACGTCGAAGAATCCTTCAAGTGCTTCATATGCCGGGATGAATATCTTGTAGAGTCCAGACTTCGTCCTTCCGTTCTCGTTCCTCTTCTTAGGGTCGGAATCGTAGTACAGCTTCTTGAAGTTAGAGCCTCCTTTGTCGAGGGGGTTTACTGTAGAACCGACAAGGGCCTTACCGACAATCTTCTTACCGACAAGGAGACAGGTCCTGTGGATACGCCACAGCTCGTTGACATCAATTGGGGACTCGTATTTACCGCTCTCGTCGAGGAACAGCGTATGCAGCTTCTCACCGTCGTATGCGTTGTTCACCGTGTTCTTCCAGTTGATTACCGTGTCCAGTGCCGCGGTAGTGGTGACAGCCTTGTTGTTTTTGGTAATCCTCTTTGATGGCTCACGGAAGGCGAGCTCCACACGTGGGTTTGTGGTACCATCCTGTACGGGCTTAAAGAAGAACGGGTAGCTCCTGAACATAGGAAACACCTTCTTCATAAAGACGTTCTCCTGAGCGTCCTTACCTGTCTTGCTGATGATGCCGAGGAGCTTCTCTGATACCTGCGTGCCTTCATCAACGAGGATAGAAGACGATACGTTGGTATATCCGGAGCGACGGCACTTCACGTACACCTGCCCGACAGCGCGAGGGTCCACCTCTACGGCGGCGTAGTGGATGAACAGGCGGCGCTGGAACTCAAGATAGCTAGCGTATCCGATATCCATCTTGCTCCACTGGAGGAGCATATAGTGGTGTCCGGTGATGTACGTCGGCACACCGTTATTATAAAACCACAACCCTTTACGGCGGCGCTGGAACTCACGCTCGATGTACGGGGTGAATCTGTCCCTGAACTCCTTCGGGGCCTCCATCCATTCGTCCATCGTACGTATGCGCTCGAGCTCCTTAGGAACTGGCAGACGCATCCAGTGCTGCTCTTCTTTCTTCTTGTCGTGAAACAGGATGTTGTTGTGCTCCGGCACCTCAGGGAGCTGTATAAAAAGACTGGATATCTCGATAATTTCTCCTTCCGTGTTGTCCGGGCATATATTGATGACGAAGTCATCGTATCCTTTTATGTCTTTAATACCTGCCATTACTTCTTAAATCGTTCGGCGAAGCCACCAGCGAAGTCTGTTTCTGCGCTGATAGAGCCATCTTCTTCAAGGTCTTTAATCATCTGTTCCAACCGTTGCCTTTCTTGCAACAGTTCACGAGCATCGATGACGGACTGCTTGATGCTCTGTAGCTCTGCCTTGCGCTGAGAGCCGGACAGCTCGAGGTCCACAGGCTTCTGCACCTCATCAATGATGTTGTTGATGGCGGTCTCCGTAGCCTTAAGTAGACGACGCGTAGCGTCGACGGTGGTGAAGTTAATCTTCTTTGACATACATCACCTCGTGAATAAGCATACGCAACAGCATACGTCCTTCTACTTCCATCTCGTAGTCGGCGTTCTTTCCGTATCCTACGGTATCTCCGACCTTCACGCCTTCCTCCTCCAGCTGTGGGTTGTTGTACACGATGATGCCTTCGTTCTGACGTACCTCTTCCTGCTGTAGGATAATCACAGAAGACTCTACCTCCTGCTTCTTAATCTCCTCCATCAGCACCCAGTCGCCGAGCATATGTATCCCGCTGTCGTTCTTGTAGCAGATAGCGTGGTTGGCGTACGCTGCTGAGGGGTCGTACATAACGATGTACCTTCCTTTCTCAATCTCCAGCTGCGGGTTCATCACCACGTGATGGTGGAAGTACAGCGTATCTCCTACTCGTGCTCCAGTGTCTACACGCTCTGGGATAGCGACGATGGTACCTGAGGTGAATCTGTTGGCGAACTCATCAAACTTAGATGCTAGGTAAAGGGTCTTTCCTCCTACCTCGATGGTATCCTTGAACTTCTTAGGTAGCTCAATGATAAAGTGATTTAGTGGTTTCATATTAAATTAATCAGTAAGTGAATTGAATTGTAGCCCTTCTAGTCGAAGTGGCAGTCGTACTCGGTGAGCACTGGCATATTCTCTACGCGCTTCCATAGCATAATGCCATCATCTGACTTGATGTAGATGTTGTAGCACTTGTTGCCGTGGCGTGCGAAGTCTTTTTCGTCGAACTCAATGGCTGTTACCACTCCTGCTCCGGCCTTCATATCGATGACATACGCGAGGGCGTCCTTCGGATTGTGTCCGATGATAATCTTTCTGATGATATTCATTTTAGTTTAGGTATTGGTCTGGGTCTCCCCCGAACAGCCTTATCCAGAAGTCTACGCTCTTGGGTTCGTCCAGACGTTCTTTTATTGAGTTATAGAGTCCTTCAGTGACTAGGTCGAGGTCTTCTTCGTCCGTGACGGTGGTGGCGAATGATAGCTCCAGCTCGTCGGAATCATCACCCTCTACGTATCTTCCTACGCAAAGGAGTGAGAAGAACTCATTGTCTTTGTCGTTCTCTGAGATGAAGTCCTGCAAATCAGCGAAGCGCTGATGCAGCTCCTGATAAAAGCTGTCGTATTTCGGGTCGTTCATCTCTACCTTAATTGGTTCGTTACTAAATTAAGGCAAAGATACGGATTACTTTTTCGAGCGATTCCGACGTGCCGACATCATCCGGCGCTCGTCGTGGTCGTAGTCGAGGTCGTCGTTGTTGCCGTACGTGCCAGCCTCTCTGTTCTTCTTGGTTAGATAGGCCCGGTACTTCTTACGCTCATCCGACTTGTTGTACTCACGCTGGTACTCACGTCGCTTCTCAGCAGCCTCAGGGTTGTCCTTATAGAATTTAGCTGTTCTACTTTTTGCTTTCACGGCGAATCTTCTTTTCTTGCTCGAGCATCTCCTTTGTAGGCTCCTTTCCTGAGCCCTTATTAGCTCTGACGTTATCCCATAGACCACGCTGTGAGTACGTGCCGTCAGCACGCTTAATCATCTTCTTCTTAGCTTTCATCAGTGTGCTGTTTTAATGCGGAAGGAAGCCTCCAGCGAGGCTCCATCGTGAGGGACAAATTTACCTTCGTGGGCCATAAGGTAATAACGGCCCTTCTCCAGCATCCAGTGGTACCCCTCCGGTGCTTTGACCATCATCTTATCTACCTTCTTCTTAGCCTTCACTGGTAAGTCTGTTTAGTACCTCAAAGTTCTTGACGCCGACAGCCACGCGGTCCTTGCTGACGCGCTTGATGCCGTTAGCGTTAAACACTCGCTTTTTTGCTGACTTCGCCACCTTTAGAGATATAAGAGATTAAATGCTTTACGTCCTGATGGAACACTACGTTGTCGTAGATACCGTTGAAGTAGTCCAGATAGAAATCACGGGGTACGGCAGCCCACAGCTCACGGTATGGGTTGTAGTGAAACACGTAACCTATGAGTTCCTCATTCTTCATCTTCGTAGAAGCAAGCCTTGAACTTAAAGCTCGTCGGCATCTTACCAGAAGCCTTAACGGCAGCCTCTAACTGCTTGATACCGGAAGCCATATCCATCGATTTGATTTCAATCTCCTCGCCGGACATCTCCTCCATCTTGCCTCCGTAGTTGTACTTTTTCGCTTTCATAGTGCAAAACTAAATAATTTTACGATTGCCTCTTGACAACGCTTTCCTGAAGTCGTATACTTGCTAAAGAAAACAACAGAATTAAAAATGAAGAACATCATCCTAACCTTCGCCACGCTTCTGAGTCTGTCCTCTTACGCACAGAACGCCTTTAAAGGTGATATGGAAGCATACGACCACAACTACAAGTCTGTCGTCAACACCGAGAAGTACGCTAAGTGGGTCCTCGACCAAGAGAAGAGCTGGTATATGGCTCCCGATAGTATGACGAGCCACCTGCTCACAAACGCTGAATGGGCCGCTATGCGTACCAACCTAAAGGCTAACGGCTTCAATGAAATCGACTCACGTTACTACTGGAACCCGAACACCAAGACGGTGGTGCTTGTCCTCAAGGAACGAGACAAAGACACAGGGCTCCTGCACGTGAGCACCGACTACGGAACAGATATCCGTTAAAAAGAGAGAGGGGCCTTGAGCCCCTCTTTTTATTTACGCTGTGAGTCCTGCCACTCACGGAACAGCCTTGCAGCATCTTGCCGTGCTTGGTCGTACACACCGTACTCCTTAGCCTTAGCGATAGCAAGCTGGTAGTTCTTAGCGGGCATCATACGGTTGCCCTGACCTAAGATGTTCTCAGAGCCAGCACGAGACTTGTCAATCATAGTGACGCCACGCTTCTCAAGCTGTTTTACTGCTTCGTTCCACGTGAGCATCTCCAGATACTCCTGCTTGGTCATATCTCCAGAAGATGTTGGGTCGTTCGGCTGACGGCCCTTGCCAACCCAGCTAGGCTTCTTCGTAGGGTCATCCGGCACAATTCCGCCTTCGGCGTACTTAGCCATCATACCACCCTTACTTAGAGACTTTTTTTTTTGAACTACTTTGTAGCCCATACGCTTAAGCTCAGCATCAAACTTAGCTACAGCCTCAGGACCTTCCTCCTTGAGCGCATTGCGCATCTCAGTGAGGTTCTCCGCTTGACGAGAGCGTGCGTTAGCGTTGAACTTCTGGTCCGCCGTCATCGGCATCTTCTTCTTGGGGTCCGGAGTAATCGGTCCTCCCTTGGCGTACATCTTCTTTGCTTTCATAACCTTGTATCTCTTTGAGCATATACTCTATGATGAAGTCATAATTCAAATCATAGGTTATCTGCTTCTCTGCAAATTTACTCACTTATAGGCTACGTATTTCGTCTTACCGCCCTCTTTAACAGCCTTAAGAATCTGTTTGCGGTTAGCACCCTTACGATATCCTACGTGTACCCAGTCAGGATTCTTATCCGTACCGAACTCCCAGATGAGCTGGTCGAATTCAAGATTGTTCTTGATGAAGTTAAACACGTCAGCATTCGTTACCCCGTTGCCGTGACCGTCTTGGTCAAGGTCAAGAGCACGACCATTGTTATGGTCCGAGGTAGCACTGCCACCGATAGCCTTATTCAAAGCAGCAGAGCGGTACCCGCTAGAGATGTAGATGGGAACACCGAAGTGCTCACGCACCTTGTCAAACACATCTTCAGCGATGACCTTCAGGTTTTCCAAATGCTCCGGGGTAGGCTCATTGCTGATGCCCTTGCGCTTGGCGGTGTCACTTCTTGTGACCTCAGCCAACGATACGTACTTGCTTAGTTTCATACGGCAAAAGTAAAAAGTATCTTTGTTCCATAAATTCAATACTATGCCATCATTTAAAAAGCAACCTACTCGAGCAGAGAAGATACGCCAGATGCGTCAGATACAAGCACTACGCATCGACCACCATAGAGAACGCAAGGACCTCGTAGCAGACCCGTACAACATCTTAAAGCTGTTGAACCACGTATTCGTGGATGCTAAGCTCAACCACAACATAGACCAGAGACAGCTGTTGTTCCTGTTCTTCATCTTCGACCTAGAGATGTTCTCGGTAGAGTGGGCCATACGAGCATTCGGTTACACAGGACGTCAAGACAACTTTATGGATATGACACTCCAGCCAATGGTCGAAGGAGGACACGTAGTTAAATACTGTCCAGCACAAGACAAAGACCTTATCGTGATAATGGAGCGCAACAACAAACAAACAGCTCGATACAAGATATCCGGAGCCGGACGCAAAGTCGTGAAGAAGTACCTTGATAAACTCCACGGACGTAAACCCATCCTCGTGGACGAGAAAACACACTTCCGGATGTTTCTGGAGGAGTAATAAGAAACTGACGTTTTTCAGATACCCCTACTTTATAGCTTCTTCCTATCAATACACCCTATATAGCAGTAAATACTATCAATAACAGCATACCCGATAGGTTTTTCCTATTTGACATTGTCCTTTTTTTACCGTAACTTCGCAAAGAGCGAAAGCAGCGCGAGCGAGTACTCTGCGAGCGCGTAACACTCTAAAAGCTCGACACCCGAAAACGAATGCACCGCTTCAGGCGGCGGAAAAAGCGGGCGGCCCCACCGCCCCGCGCCAAGGGAGCCGACCTAGCTCGCTTCGGTTTGCTAACCACGCTTCCAGCTCAGTTACTCCGTGTAGTTCGGGGCCAACTATATCCTGCCGATATCATCACCGCAAAGAGCTGTTGCACTGCTGCATTACTGCCCCTCAGTAGCAAACAACAGCTTGTATACACCAAGCGGTTAATCGCTTTCTTTTTTTGAACAGATTCAAAATCCTGTAACCAGAACGTCAAGCCGTAAGCCGACAAAAGGGGAGGAGTTGAGTATTTATATGCGTTATAGGTATTGTGGGGGTATTCGGTTTTTGTTATGAGTTGTATATATCGTGGGGTATTCGGTTTTATTGATGCGTTGTACATATTGCGGGGAGAATCGTGCTCTACAGCCGTTACACACCACAACCCGAAACGGAATGCCGAACCCAAGCCCCCTCGTTCCAATCGATTCGTTTCCAAACTTTTAGCGTTTTCTAGCACGACTATAGCGCCGAACTATTCTTGTACCGCTCCAAAGTTTTAGCGGTGTTGGAATCGGTACCGAATCATATCCCATAATATATATTATGTTAAATAGAATCGGAACACACCCCTACCCTACCCTATTGATTCAGTGGTAGATGGAGCGAAGTTTGAGACCTTCAGAAGGCTCCAACAACCCCCCCGAACCACCCTCTTAACCCATTCTTCACCCCCATTTTCTACCACTTCCCCCCACTACGCTCTAGTGCTATAGCATTGAGGAGCGGATTGGAGCGGAGCGACGGGTATATAATAATAATGACGCGCGGGAAGAACCTCGGTTTAAACTAAATTGAAAATTTTTCTCGGTGATTATCAGCAAGTTACGCTCTCGACTTTGAACTTTTTTGAAACAACACTTGACAACGCTATCCGGAATGTTGTACGTTTGT